TAACATTTGTAGAATTTGTTTACAAGACTGCGAATGGATAGAGGAACAAGATATGGAAGCGGATGTACACACAGAAAACCAAATAAACCAAGAACAAATTAATAAACACGAAAACTAAAAAAAATGATTGTATTAAACATTTGCAAAGAGGAAATCAACTGGAAAGAAGCTAAAAACGGCAAAAGTTACGCAAACGTAGCTACCGACTTCTTAAAACAACCAGATGACAAAGGAAACACGCACACAGTATGGAACAACCAAAGTCCAGAGGAAAGAGCTGAAAAGGCAAAGAAAAACTATTGTGGTAGAGGTAAACAAGTTTCTTACAATGCTCCAACTGCTAAGAAGGAATTTGCCATAAACCAACAAGAATCAGAGGACGACTTGCCATTCTAAAACAACCCCTCGTTGGGCGATAACGTAAAGCGCAAATTTAAAACCTACCAATATGAGAGCAGTAACTATTACACAAATTGACCCTAACGAATTAAAAGATATCATTGAAGATTCTATGTTTAGGGTTTTATGCAAACAAAAACATAATGATATTATTAAGTTAGAAATTAAAATTAAACAATTAGAAAAAACTATTAAAAACTTCAACTATGAGTCAAACAACACAAATAGCAAACTACCTAAATAAAGGTAGAAAGTTAACCCCTATTGATGCTTTAAACAAGTTCGGATGCTTTAGATTAGCAGCACGAATAGCAGACCTTAGAAATGATGGAATGAACATAAAAACAACCATTATTAAGCTAAAAAATAAGAAGCAAATAGCACAGTATTCGGTTAATTAGTGTATATTTGCATTAGGATTGTACCAGAATCCATTGACAAAAATTTTAGCCCAAGGAGGCGGAGGTACTGGTACTACCTTCAAATCTGAGGGCATTTTTATTTTTATGACTTACGGAGAAAAGCTAAAAGACCCAAGATGGCAAAAGAAACGTCTTGAAATTTTACAAAGAGACAACTGGACTTGCAGATATTGTGGTTCAGATAAACACACATTACACGTACACCATTTTAAATATTTCAAAGAACCTTGGGATATTGAAAATGATAAATTAATAACTTTTTGTGAAGATTGTCATTGGCTTCACGAAACAATAAACTCTGCTTCTTATGATAGAATTTTAGAGATTATTAAAAGACACATTGATAATGGTAAAAGTCAAACATATTGTAGAAAAGATTTAAAAAATGATAACAATGGCTAAAAGATTTACCGATACAGAAAAATGGAAAAAGCCTTTTATAAGGTCTTTAAAAGCCCCTTACAAGCTACTTTGGTTATATGTTTGTGATGACTGCGACCATTCTGGAATATGGCAAGTTGATATAGAAGTTGCCCAAATAAGGATTGGTGAAAAGTTAGATGAACAAAAGGCATTAGAATATTTTGGAGATAAGATAATACCATTAGAAAATAACACTAAATGGTTTATACCAAGTTTTATTGAATTTCAATATCCAAGCGGTTTAAGCGAAAATAACAAAGCGCATACAGGAATAATCAAAAATTTAGAAAGGTATAAACAACAAATTGACAATTATAAGCCCCATATAAGCCCCTTGCAAGGGGACAAGGATATGGTTATGGATAAGGTAATGGTTAAGGATAAGGTTAAGGTAATGGTAATGATGCCATTTGAAAGTGAAGAATTTATAAATTATTGGGAAATGTGGAAGGAATTTAAAAGAAAACAATTTAAGTTTACATACGCTACCCCACAAAGCGAACAAGCATCTTTAAAAGACTTGGTTAAACTATCAAATGGTGATGAACAAATTGCACTACAAATAATTGAACAATCAATGGCAAAAGGATGGAAAGGATTTTTTACACTTAAAAACGAAACAAATGCAACAGGAATTAGCAACAATCGTAAACCAACTTACTCTGAACAACAAGCAACAGACCTATGGAATCTCTAAACTTGAACCATATGAATTAAAGGTTTTTTCGGCTTTAGAAACAATGAGTGTTAGCAGATGCTCACCAATTGAGGTTAAAGAACATTTAAAGACCTGTATTGCTTTAAGCGGATGTCAAACACCTACAATAGAGTTGTTTCAATTTTTATGCGAATTTGTTATTAAGAATTACGGAAACTACAAACTAAAAGAATTAGGAGTAGCTTTTGAACTTTATGCAATGGGTAAACTTTCGGTTGACAAAGCCATTATGTTTACACCTAAATTCTTTGGAGATGTTATGGCAGCCTACAAGCCAATAGCTTTACAAGTAAGACAAAAAACCTATGTAGAGCCACCAGCATTAGAGATACCAAAAATCAATGATGATGAAGTAATTGAGGCATTATATCAAAATTGGGAGAAGTCAACTAAAAAAGATTGGAAATTGCTTAACATAATGGCTTTTGATGTACTATGGAAACGAAAAGAATTAAACAAGGAAAATCTTAGTTTAGAGAAAGCTGACCAAATAAAGAAAAAGATAATAGCACATTACAAGGTAACTGCTAAAACACCTAAAGACTTAGAAAAATTAAATAACGAAATATTTATCAAAAACGAGTGCAAAAGATATACTTTGTACTTATTTTTACAAAACCAATTATAGCCACCTCAAGAATTAAATATTTTTAACCAAGATAGTAATTAGGGAACTTGGGGTGGTTTTTTAAACTAAACAATATGAAAACAGCAATGCAAATAGCAGTAGAAAGCTATAAAAATGATGGGGTATCTTTTACTGATTGGTTTTTGGATAATTACGAAATGTTACTTGAAAAAGAAAAAGAGCAGATAATAGAGGCTTATAACCAAAATATAACAGGTTTTGATAAATTAGAACAAGAAGAAATTGGATTGAATTGGGCAGAAGATTACTACAACCAAACCTATAACCAAAAAAAATAACCTATGAAACAGTTAACTTTTGTTTATGAGTTAGTAAAGTTTATAGTAATTTCTATACCATTAGCGTTATTCATTTATTTAACGGCACATTTATACTTTGAAATAAAACGATTATTGAGATGACAGGAATAGACAACAACATTGAGGTTAAATTAATTTATTTAGATACAAAAGAGGAAATATGGTTTAGGTCAATAGCAAAGGCGATAAGGTTTTTAGGTACTGACTACAAAACAATTATGACCTATATGAACCCAATAAACAAAAAACGATACAAGCATAACGATAGACTTTGTGTTGTTAGATTGAAAAAGTAACCCTAATTTTGCTTTATGCCATTGATACCTTTACCAAAGTTGTTAGAAAAGACCCAAAAGGTAGTTAATGCGTATATAAGGAAACGAGATGAGGGATTGCCTTGCATTAGTTGTGGAAGCTATAATGGTAATCAAGCTGGACACTACTTTACTGTTAAGGGTTATTCGGCTTTAAGGTTTAACGAATGGAATATCCATTTACAATGTGCTGGATGCAATATGTATAAACACGGCAATCAAGCAATGTATCGAATTGGCTTAGTTGAAAGGATAGGAGAGAAAGCAGTTAAGGAATTGGAGTTTGAAGCGGTAAACAACAGGGTTAAGAAATGGACAAGAACTGAATTAAACGACTTAATTGAAAGATACAAGTAAAATATACGATACTTGCAAAGAGGATTCGGTAGCTGGTTATTTCTGCTATTCCTTTGAGATTGAAGGTTGTACGCACTATGTATTTGGAGAAACAAAAGAAGAAGCGTTTAATTTTATGGCTGACTTTATAAAAGAATACACAAAAAACAACAATGAACATCAACGAAATCAAACCCAACCCAAACAATCCAAGAATTATCAAGGATGACAAGTTTAAAAAGTTGGTTAAGTCAATCCAAGACTTCCCACAAATGCTTGAACTTAGACCTATTGTAATAGATGAAAACAATATCGTATTAGGTGGAAATATGAGGCTAAAGGCTTGTATTGAAGCTGGACTTAGAGATGTACCAGTTAAACAAGCTAAAGACCTAACTGAAGAGCAAAAGAAGGAATTTATAGTTAAGGATAACGTAGGATATGGCGAATGGGATTGGGATGATCTTGCAAATAATTGGGATGAGCAATTACTTACCGAATGGGGTTTAGATATACCAAACTTTGATGCAACTGTATTAGAGGCAGAAGAAGATGACTTTGCCGTTCCAGATGGCGGAACAGAAACGGATATAGTATTAGGCGATTTATTTGAGATAGGAGAACACAGATTGCTTTGTGGGGATAGTACAGATAGCGACCAAGTTGCAAAGCTAATGAATGGACAAAAACCAGATTTTATACATACAGACCCTCCTTATGGGATAAACTACTCATCTGAAAATAGTGGCTACAAAACAAGCAATAAATTTGAAGTAATTAAAAACGATGAAGAAGGAGTTGACATTGCTAATTTGTTTTTATTTGATTGTCCTAAAGTTGTTTGGGGTGCAAATTGTTTCCCAAATAAATTGCCTCATAGAGGAAGATGGGCAGTTTGGTATAAAAGAGGCGAAGGAGCAGAAAAAGCATTAGGAAGTCCTTTTGAATTAGCTTGGATAGATATAACTTCTGGATACGATAGGTTTTATAAAATAGTACACGGAGGGTTTGTAAATTCAGATGGTGGTAAAAGATTGCATCCTACACAAAAACCAGTTAAATTAGTTGATGAAATTTTAAATGATTTGGCTAAAGATTCTAAATTCATTTTAGATTTGTTCTTAGGTTCTGGAACTACAATGTTAGCTTCACATCAACTTAAAAGAAATTGCTATGGTATGGAACTTGACCCAAAATATTGCCAAGTAATTGTAGATAGAATGAAAAAACTTGATCCATCATTGATTATCAAGAAGAACGGAGTAGCTTTGTAATAATTAGAGGAAAATAAGAAATATGGCAAATAATCATAATTTAATACCAGCACAAAAGGGAGAAATAAGAAACCCAAACGGAAGGGGTAAAGGTGTGCCTAATAGCAAGACAAGACTTTTGCGTTTATTAGAGTTGGTTACTAAGGTACGCAATCCTGTAACAGGAGAAGATGAGGATTTTACAATAGCGGAGCAGTTAGATATGCAGATTATTGCTAAAGCGAGAAAGGGCGATTTAAAGGCTTATGAAATCCTTTTGGATAGATTAGAGGGAAGACCAAAACAAACAACCGACATAACCGCTGACATAAAGGGTAATGTGCAAATCACAATAGAACCAGATGCAGATTGTCAACCAATTAAAGATTAAGGCAACACCTGTATTCTATGCTAACAAAAAGGCATACGAGGAAGGATATCCTATAATATGCAATGAAGGTGGAAGTAGGTCAAGCAAAAGTTATTCGGTTGTTCAGTTGTTAATCCACATTGCAATAAGCAAACCTAATACAAGGATTTCAATGGTTTCTCATTCACTCCCACATATTAAGCGAGGAGTTTATAGGGATTTTAAAAATATACTTGAGCAATGGAACATTTGGGATGAAAAGGATTTTAGGTACACGGATTTCATTTATACTTTTAAGAACGGCTCTTATATTGAGTTATTTGGATTAGAAGACCCAGACAAAGCAAAAGGACCAGCAAGGGATATCCTATTTGTAAACGAGGCAAACCTTATTAGTAAGGCTTTGTTTGACCAGCTTTTGATTCGTACAACTGGACAATCATTCTTAGACTGGAATCCAGCAGACTTTATTTCTTGGGTTTATGAAGTAGCTGATAACCCAAAGAACAAACGCATACATTCAACTTACCTAAACAATATCTCAAACCTCAGCGAAAGCCAAGTAAGAAACATTGAGCAATACAAAGACTTACCAGATGACTTTATGTGGAAAGTGTACGGATTAGGTGAAAGAGGTTCGGCAAAGGAAATTATTTACACTCAATGGAAACAATATGACCAAGCACCTGATGGAGATGTGTTTTATGGATTGGACTTTGGTTATGTACATCCAGCAGCACTTATCAAGGTTACACATCACGAAGGACAAAACTACTTTGAGGAGATTATTTATCAAAGTGGATTGACTTTAAGTGATTTGTCAAGATTGATTAAAGAGAAGTTACCAGAACGAGCCACAATCTATGCCGATGCAGCCGAGCCTAAGTCTATTGAAGAACTTTACAGACAAGGATTTAACATTAAACCAGCCGTGAAAGATGTATGGGCAGGAATAGTAAAGATGAAGTCTTATCCAATAAACTTACACTACAATAGCAAAAACCTAAGAAGGGAGTTTATGTCTTACAAATGGAAAAAGGATAAAAACGATAACGTAATTGAAGAACCTGTAAAGGCAAATGATGACTTAATGGATGCGTGTCGATATGCCGTGTTTACGCATCTAACCAAGCTAAAATTTGAAGTGTCTGTATTTTAGGATAAATTGTCTAACTTTGTTAAAATTCATATATAATGGGATTACTTGACTTTTTTACTAAAAGACAAAAACTATCAACTGTTTTACCACAGATACCTTTTAACGGACAAGTAGCAATACAACAAGGGATAATAACTTGGCAGGGTGGAGATAACATTAGCTTTGTTAATGATGGGTATTCAGCGAATGATATTGTTTATTCTATCGTAAAATTAATTGCGGATAAAGCAAAACTTGCTCCATTCCACGTTTATAGAGTGGTAGATGAAACTTCTGCAAAGAAATACAAAGCGTTAATGAGCCAACCAGATAAGATTGAGAACTGGAAGGAAATGGAAAAGCTACATAAGAAAGCATTTGAATTATACACAAAAGATGCAAGATTAAACGAGTTATTAAAATATCCAAACGAAGAAGATACTTTTGGCGATTTCGTAGAGGCTTGGTGTACTTTTAAATTAGTTACAGGTAACTCTTTTGTTTACGCAAAAATGATTGAAGGTGGAAACAATGATGGTAAGCCGTATGAGATGTACGTTTTGCCTTCTCAATATATGTATGTCTTAGCTGACATTCAAAATTTCCCTCCAACTATTAGCGGTTACCAATTAAACTATGGTCCACTTTGGAACTTTAGTAAAAAAGAAGTACTACAAGATAAATACATAAACTTACAATGGAATACAACTGGGAATCAACTATATGGTCAATCACCATTGATGGCTGCTGCGAGAAACTTGACTCGTTCGAACGAAGCGAAGACAGCAGCAGTTGCTTCCTTCCAGAATGGTGGTCCAGCTGGAGTTCTTTTTATGAATGATGAACGCTTTGACCCTATTAGTGGAACACAACAAGCACAAGCACTTAAGAGAGCAGTAAGCGAAAAAGGTGGCTCTGCTAACTTTAATTCAATTGCAGTTAGTGGTTATAAAGTAGATTGGAAACAAATCGGATTGAGTCCTGTTGAATTAGATATCATTGAGAGTGAGAAGTGGGATATGAAAGCACTTTGTAACATTTACGGAGTACCTTCTCAATTATTAAACGATGCTGATAACAAGACTTACAACAACCAAAGAGAAGGAGAGAAAGCATTGACAGTTCGTTGTGCGATTCCTTTGTTAGTTGGCATTAGAGATAACTTGAATCGTAAATTACATAGTGATTGGGGTTATAGAAACACAGATATTTATGTTGACTTTGACCCAACTGTTTATAGTGAGTTAGAAGCAAACAAAGCAGAACAAGTTGAATGGTTAGATAAGGCTTGGTGGATTGCACCTAAGCAAAAGATGGATATAATGGGATTAGAAATTCCACCTTACATAGATGAAGCGGAAATGGAAAAACTATATATCCCTTCAAGTTTACAAGCACCAGATGAGTTTCAACCCTTAACGCTGCCAAATGAATAGTCAAGAAATTATAGACAAGTTATTTGATTTAAAGGTTGACCTTAAAGCTGACATCAACGAAATGGTTGATGAAGTTTATGCAAAGTACCACGAGACTGTGAATATGTCTTATAGCGAATTAGAGGCTTGGAGTAAGACTGAGTGTTCTAAGTTAGCATCATTAGACAGAAGTCCAATAAACCGAAATTTGAGGCTCTTAAGCACCAAGAAAGCGGATTGGGGTGCAAATGAAGTTAAGTCGGCAAACAGAACAATTAGCTTTGTAAGTAGAATGAAAAATATGGAGCAAGGGCAACCTGTAAACAAAACTTGTCCATCTAAGAGGGATATATCCTTAAAGAATTGGGCATACAACCCTAATAAATGATTTGGCAAGACTATAAAAAACTATATGCAAACGCATTAAAAACCTATTCGCCAAAGTTCAAGAAAGAACTACAAAGGCAAGTGGACACTTATTGCGATACCCAAGATTTAAACGCAATAAGCGATAAGAAGATAAAAAAGACCATCCAAAACCTACATATAGCAATGGGGGTAAAGATGGCACAAATTGCTGAGAAGAACGTTTCTAAGTCGGTTAAAGGATATTACGGACCAGAGGAGTTTAAGAGTAAGCAAACGGACTTATTTACTTATGTTATGTTAACTTATCTTGAATTAAAAGGCTTAGATAATATTGCAGCAGAGATAACTCAAACAACTAAAAACCAAATTCAACAATACTTGATAAGGTCTGTTGATGAAGGATTGACATTACAAGAAACAATCAAACTATTAAGAACGGCTGGTATAACGGATTACAGAGCCGAGATGATAGCAAGAACGGAAACAGGAAGGGCAGCGAACATTGGCTCAATGGTTGGAACGGCTGCAACTGGTCTTGTAACTATGAAGGAGTGGATAGCTGCGAGGGATAACCGAACAAGGCGAGTGCCGAGAGATATGTTTGACCATTTAAATATGGATGGAACTAAAATACCTTACGATGAAAAGTTTAATGTTAAGACTAAGAATGGAGGTTTTGAGCAAATGTTACATCCTTGCGACCCAAGTGGAAGTGCTGGTGATGTTATCAATTGCCGTTGTACGTTAGGCTATGAAGCCGTTAGAGGCGAAGATGGAAAGCCAAAAAGGTTGCAAGATAACCCACCGAGAGGAGATATGGGGTTTGTTTGGAATTTGATAAATAACGTGGCTTTGATGCAAATTTCTAATTTAATAAGAGATTTGTTAGCAGATTAAAAAAAATTAATAACTTTGTTCTATGAGTAAGATTGAAAACAAAAGCTACAATGATATGATTTTGGATATA